GAACATCCGATGGCACTGCTACTACGCAAACGCCTGATCGTGATCGAGACGGAGTCAAGCTACGGGACGGATCCAACTCCGGACGGAGCAGACGCCGTTCTCGTAAGGGATCTGAGCATCACTCCACAGAGCAGTGATGTTGTTAGTCGTGATCTGATTCGCCCTTACCTTGGAGCTTCTCAACAGCTCTTGGCTAACACCCGCGTTGAATGCACATTTAGTGTTGAGCTTGCTGGCTCTGGTGCGGCAGGAACTGCTCCTCAGTACGGCAAGGCTCTTAAGGCTTGCGGGCTTTCTGAGACTGTGGTTGCCAACACTTCTGTTAAATACGAGCCGGTCAGCGCAAGCTTCTCTTCAGTCACCATTCACTACAACATTGATGGTGTTCGTCACAAGATGACTGGCTGCAGGGGGAGTGTGGCTTTAACGGCCGCCGTTGGCGAGATCCCAACGCTGGATTTCACCTTCACCGGCATTTACAACGCTCCTGACGACACCGCAATCCTGACGCCGACTTACGCGAATCAGGACGATCCTCTGCTTTTCAAGAACGGCAACACAACCAGCTTCCAGCTGCTGTCTTATGCCGGCGCTTTGCAGAGCTTCTCGTTCGACCTAGGCAACGCAATCACTTATCGCGAGCTGGTTGGGGGGACTAAGGAGGTCCTAATTACCGATCGCGCTGCTTCTGGTTCAGTTTCTATTGAAGCTGTTGCTCTTGGCACGAAGGACTATTTCGCGGCTGCTGTGGATGATGACGCTGCTTTGGGGAACCTTCAGTTCACACATGGCGGTACTGCAGGCAACATCGTTCAGTTCACCTCTAGCAAGGTGGATATTGGAGATGTCTCTTACGGTGATTCTGACGGCATTGCGATGCTTGAGATCCCATACACCTGCATCCCTGACGCTGCAACTAACACTGAGTTCGACCTGATTTACACCTAAGCTTTGAAAGAGCTGCGTCGAGAGGGAGCCTTTGCGGGCTCCCTTTTTTTGTGTATGCTGAGCCGGCTTATCTCATTACCAAATGGCTTTTGTACGCAAGAAGAATAAAACTTTCAAATGGCCTGTTCAGGTGAAGGAGCCAAGCTCAGATCGTCCTGGGCAGTTTGAGACATCTGAGTTCATCGCCATTTTCAAGCGTGTCAAGATGTCTGAGCTTGAGAAAATGGGTGATGCGTCAGGACTGCCATTCCTTGAAAAAATTATGGTTGGCTGGGAAGGCATCGAGGAAGACGGAGAGCCTCTAGCTTTTTCCAAGTCCATGCTGAAAGAGTTTGCTGATGATGTGGACTGGTTGAAGTCCGTGCTCAACGCCTACACCAGCACATACTCTGAGGCCGAAGTGGGAAACTAAAAGACGCTGCGATCTATTGGGCTTCTGGCGGCAAACAGGTCGATGACAAGACCCAAGATGATGCAGCAGCGTTCGGATTGAGCCTGCCAAAGCCCAAGGCTGATGAGCCTGTGGATTTTGAGGTTTGGGAGGAGAACTGGGAAACGGTTCAGATGTTCTTGCGCATCCAAACGCAATGGAACGTCTCGATGGACGGCCTGGTTGGCCTGAAGTATGAGGTTTTCTTGTGTTCCGGGGGCTTGTTTGACCTCTACAATGTGAAAAATCGCACTGACGTGCTTGAGCGTCTTCAGATTATGGAGGCGACCGCTCTTACCGAACTGAGGAAGCGCTCAAATGGCAGCAGTTGACCAGATCAAGATTGCTCTCAAGCTTGAAGATGCCGGCGCTGTCAACGTCGTCAAAAAGCTTGAGTCCTCTTTTCGAGGCCTAGCCAATGCTGCCAACAAACTTGATTCTCAAGGTATAAGTAAAGTTCGTGATCGAATAAAAGCTTTTGACACAGCAGGCAAAAGAAATATCAATACAATCCAATCACAAATAGGTGCTCTCAGGTCATTAAGAGCTGAGGCACAGATTGGATCTACACAGTTCAAGCAACTCACTGCAGATATAGCTAAATACAGTCAGGAGCTGCAAAAGGCTGAAGGTCGAAAGAAATCTGGCGGCAGGCTTGCTGGGGTCGCTAAAGGTGTTGGAGCGATTGCCGCTGGCGGTGTTTTTGGCGGACCTGAGGGCGCGATTGGAGGCGGCATTGGCCTTGCTCTTGGCGGACCTGGAGGGGCAGCAGTAGGCGCTGCAATTGGCGCTCAGGTTGGACAAATCAGGCAGGCGCTTGGGGCCACTGCTGAGTATGCGGCAACTCTGACCAAGCTCCGCATCGCCTTAAAAGGCGTGACAGAGGGGCAAGGTGAGTATCAAGAAGGACTGCAATTTATCCAACAAACAACGAAAGATTTCGCTGTTCCTCAAGAAGTTGTAACCAGACAGTTCACCAAGTTGCAGGCTTCTGTCTCTGGTGCTGGCGGGAATCTTAAAGACACAAAAACGGCATTTAATGGGATTATTGCTGCCGTCAGAGCCACTGGTGGCTCACTGCAAGATGTTGATTCAGCACTGACAGCTACTGCGCAAGTCTTCTCTAAGGGCAAGGTAAGCGCCGAGGAGCTGAGGCAACAACTTGGGGAAAGATTGCCAGGTGCGTTTACACTTTTTGCTGAGTCAGTTGGAATGACTCCTAAAGAGCTAGACAAAGCTCTTGAAGGAGGCAAAGTCACTCTCGAAGACTTCCAAACATTCGCAGAAAGCCTGTTCAAGAAGTACGGAGAAACTGCAAAGACGATTGCAGATAGCCCTGATGCCGCTGGTGACCGTCTGAAGGTTGTATTGGACAGCTTGTCTGAAAATGTGGGTGAACTGCTGAAACCCATAGGCGCCTCTTTCCAAGAAACATTTATCAATATTGTTGAATTTATAGACATGGCCACAGGCCGACTCAAGCTATTCCTTGAGCTAGGGGCTATAGGCACTAAGAAGAAGGTCGACAGGCTTTCTGCCGACATTACTCGTTTGCTTAAAAAGCAAGAAGACTTCAACAGGACAGATCGCGCAGCAGGCAGAAGCGTCATACGGCCTAGCGATAGAAGAATGGTTGAGCATCAGCTGGAGCAAAAAAGAGAACAACTCCAAGCTGCTCAAGCAACACTTAGGGATTTAACTGGATTCAACATTGTTGTTGATGCTCCAAAGAAGAAAAAAGGCTTGGATGGCGGGGGAGATTTGCCGACGACTCCAGTAAAAGATATCGACGAAGCGACTGCCACAGCGCAAATTCAAGCGCTAAGAAATCGTGAGCGTGGAATTGTGTTGACCAAGGAGATGATCGCAGAAGAGGCAAGACTTGCGCGAATTGCTGCGCAAACATTGCCAACTCAAAAGAAAAGAGTCAAATTGGTTGAGATTGAAATTAGAGAGAAAAACCAAATCAATGCGGTAGAGCAAAAGCAGCTAAGGACAAACAATAGTATCGCAAAAGCAAAAATTGACCTGAACAAACTACTCACCAAAGCTAATGGCGAGTCGGGCGTATTTACTGACGAGCAGCTGAAGCAAGCTGAGGCTCAAATTCAGCTAAATGAGTTGATGCTTAAGTTCAATGTTCTTGTAGAGAACGGTGTTTTGAGCGCTGATGAGTTGAAGGCAAAGCTACAAGAAGCCGTAGAAGCGTTGAATCAGACTGCAAAGAAAGGAATGGATCTGTTTAAAGATCGATTCAAAAAAGGCATTGAGTCGATGGGAGATCTATTCGGAAACCTTGGCGATGCTGCTGCGAGGGCTTTCGATGGTCTTGGCGACAAACTGCACGAATTTATCACTACGGGCAAGGCTGATTTTAAAGATTTCGCTAGATCAGTCTTGTCTGACTTAAGCAAGATATTCCTGAAGGCTGCAATGTTTAATATTTTAAAGAGCATGCCAGGCATGTCATTCCTAGGAAGCGCCAAAGGCAATGCATTTACTCAAAACGGCATCGTGCCCTTTGCGAAAGGAGGGCTTGTCAATTCTCCTACGATTTTCCCTTACGCAGCTGGAGGCACTGGAAAGTTTGGGCTAATGGGTGAAGCGGGACCAGAGGCGATTCTCCCTCTGCGTCGTGGTCCTGATGGAAGGCTTGGCGTCGAGAACACTGGTGCATCACGGATGAATGCCGCGATGTCGCGTTACTCACGAAACGGTGTTGCCCCAGGCCAAATGACTGATGCAGATGGAATGCCTGCTGCTGGTGGAATGGGTGGCGGCAGCGCAGCGCTTGATGTGCGATACAACGTCGAGCGCATCAACAATGTTGACTATGTGACTGCTGCTGAGTTTGAACAGGGCATGACACAGGCTGCCAAGCGTGGCGCAGAGCTTGGTCGACGCAATGTCTACAGTGACCTTGTGAATAAGCGCAGCATTCGTAGCAGGGTTGCATTATGACGATTCAAGCGATCACTACGTTTATAAGGATCTTCGACACCAACAACGTTCAGCGATACCTGTTTCAGAACAGCAAGACTGATGCCAATATTTCTTATCAGCCTGATGAGGCGAGTTGCTTTGATGGGAGCACTGCTTCGCTCTCATACCCATATCTGCCTTTTATTTACAACGGTGCCACCAAGAGCAACGCTGGTGACAACCTAGAAAGCTTTTTGACGCTTGCAGTGAATGAGTTGAGCTTGTCTCGTGCTCATGAGTTCGTGGAGAACTCCTACAGCATTGAGGTGTTTACGGTCTTGATGGATGCTGAGACTTTTGCTGCTAACAGAACATTGACTGTTGAGTGCTGGATGGTTTCAGGAATGACTTATGACGTAGAAGGTGTGCAGCTGCGCTTGAGCACCGCTATTGATGCGATTGCATCAGTTACACCTAATAAGGTCTTAAGGACTGAAATGGTTGGAGCCTTGCCGGTGTCCTCTCGGATCAGCAACGCTTGAAGGAGCCCTATCGCTTAATCGGCTTGCCTTACCGGCTTGGAGCAGTGCCTGAGAAACACGGTGCGGCTGATTGCCTCAGTCTGGCTATGGCCGTGCAGGCTTGGCACGGCGTGGAGATGCC